AACAACATTAACAAACAAAATAGTCTTCTCATTACTTTTTATGTACAATCTTCTGTACTGTATCTGATTCATAGATACGTAAACCTAACCAAATAATAGTAAACAGACTGGCTACGGGAGGTAGCCATGCGGCTACTGACATTATTCCTGTTGATGCCGCGGCTAAGTCTAATGCTTGTTTTGCTTCGTTGGTCATTTGTATGTCCTTATATTGCGGCTATTATAAATGCTAAGAGTTCTGAGTAACGAACACCTAATTGAGTTATTTCAGTTGAACCTTCTGGTGCGGCTTCTGCATAGTTGTATGTTTTATCTTCATGTTCCCACCAAGTATCAGAACAAAACATAGAGTAATCATGAGCGTCTAAACCTTCAGCAGTAAATGCGTCTTGTAAGTCCTGAGCAATAATACCAAAGTGTATACGAGCATTATCACCTTTTTCTTCAACTGCATCGTTAAATCTGTACTTACGTAATAAACCTTTTGCGGCTACAGCTACTCTGGTCTCTGCCTCAGACAAAGTTTCTATCTGTTGCTTAGTGTTTCTGTCTGAAGTGTTAATTGTAGATGTTGATGCGTATAGCTGTTGCCATTTAGCACCAGAAGTACCTAACCGCATTTTGCCGCTATGATTGCCGCCAGTAGTCGTCAATGGTTGGAAATACGAATACCCTGTACCTGTCCCACCGAATATACTAAACACACCTACTGCAATTTCACCTGATGATAAATATGTAAATCTTGAATCAGCGTAACCAAGACCAGTTGTACCTATGCCACCGTGGTCTTCATCAGTATTGTTGCTTCTTGTTTTTTTAATTTGATAAGCAAGTGCCGCGCCAGAAGTGTTTGTGTTTGTTGAAATAAAAGGTGTAACCTGACCGTTTTCTAAGTATACAGTAGCCGCGCTACTAATCTGTGCGCCAAGCACTGCATTGTCTGCTATCTTTGCGTTTGTAACAGCGTCATCAGCAAGTTGGTTAGTATCTATAGAACCATTAGCAATGCTTGTTAAATAGTCAGAGGAATCAAAAGCCTTAACCTGTGCTAGGTTAGTTACTTCTGAATCCATCAATGCACCTGCGCTAGTAACATTAGCTGTATCAGTTACGTCTGCACTTGCTTCAATACCGTCTAGTTTAGTATGGTCAGCATCAGTAAATGCGTTAGTGTCTGCGTTGTTTTCATACGCTGTCTTTATCTCTGCATCGGTTTGGTCAGCAGTTGCACTAGCTTCTATACCAGTTAGCTTAGTCTTCTCAGCGTCTGTAAAAGCATTAGTATCTGCTTCAGCTTCATAAGCTGTCTTTATTTCCGCGCCTGTCTGGTCTGCGGTTGCGCTAGCTTCAATACCATTTAACTTTGTATGGTCAGCGTCAGTAAAATCATTTGTTGTTAACCCACCATCACCTACTGTATACGTTGTGTTAGTGCTGTTAATAGTAAAGTTAGGATATGTACCTGTTACTGAAGTAGCACCTGTACCCGTCAAGGCTACTGTTTGGTCTGGCGAACTATTTGTAATAGTACCATTACTCGCTATAGAGATACCAGTTCCTCCTGTGAGGACACCAGTAACATTAGCGGCTGTTACGCTTGCGTCTGAACCATCAGCACCGCGTAAATCACTTGTAGAAAAACCTAACCCATCGTTAGATGTAAACGTAACGACACCTGTAGAGCCGTTGTAAGAACCTGCTGTAAACCCTGTACCGTTTGTACCATTTGTACCGTTAGTACCGTTTGTTCCGTTTGTTCCATTAGTACCATTAGTTCCGTCAGTACCATCAGCACCCGCAGGACCTGTTGCTCCTGTAGCACCAGTTGCTCCTGTAGCACCTTGAGGACCTGTAGAACCTTGAGGACCTGTAGGACCTATATCCCCTCTAGGGACAGTCAAAACACCCGTAGAAGCGTTATAGATTACTTCGGTATCTGCCGCGCCCGTGGCGGCTGTAAGAGTTAATATGGAGTTTGCAGAGGCTTGTGCAGAGGTAGCTGATGCTTCAGCGGCTTGCGCTTGAGCAGTAACTTCCTGTAGAAAGGAATTGTCCGAAGATTCTCCCGAACCACCTACACCTCTAAATATAGCCATGCAAAATTCCTGTAAAAAAGAAAAGGGGAAAGGGACTCCCGAATGGAAGCCCCTTAAGTACTACTAAGCGTTTACAGCGATGTTAAATGCGGCATCTGGACGTAGAACAGCAGTACCATACAAAGTGTCAGCAGTGTATAGAGTAGACAGGAAATCCTGCTTGTACTGAGTCTGTGAACGAACACCCATTTGCTCCGCAAGAACCATAGAGTCTTTGTGGAACAACATAGCTTGTTTAACGTCACCACCTGCACTGTTATCAGCCGCAGTTTCGATGATAGGACAGTTAGAAGAAACAAAGATGTCGATACCGTATAAGTTACCGATTTGACCGTTGTTTACAACTTTACCATCTACAAAGTCACTTGACGAATAACGGTCAATGCCCATGATAGCGTTACGGATTGATGGTGGTACTACAAGACAACGATTGTCCATAGGTACGTCAGCATCATCCATTTTTTGAATCAAAGCACGGAAACCCGCATCGTTGAATACGTCACCTGCGGCAACTGAGTCTACAGCATAAGCCTCAACACCAGAACCACCTGCAAAGTTATAAGTACCAGTACCAACGTAATCACCACCGTTGTCACCGAAAGACTTACCTAGTTCAAACAAGCTAGTGTCTACTTGTTTAGCTAGAGCATAACCTGCGTCACCAGTGTAGAACTGACGAAGTGAAGACAATGATTGAGTCTCAGTGATGTCTTCAATTAGACGCGAGTACTCAAAGTGCTTGTCTAATGCGATTTGTACTTCGCCTTCAGTAGCGTTCTGTACAGTAACAGCAGTGCCTTCCGCTTTAGCGTGAGCATCACCACGAACAGGCTTAGGAATGTGAAGAGTATCACCTTTCTTGCCAGTCATAGATAGTTTCTTGACTAGGTTAGCTAGTACAAGGTTAGATTGATAAGCCGCAATAACTTCATCACTCCAGATTTCTGGGATGAAAGTAGCCGCGCTAGTGTTGTCTACGAAACCGCCATTTGCGGGATAAGTTGAATCAGTCATTTTAATACTTCCTATATAATAATATTAGTTCCGTACCCTCCCCTCTGAATATGCTTGCATAATCTCATTTGACAATGCTTGGTATCTATCGGGGTCAGTACGCATTAGTTTAATAATGTCTGCGCGTCTGTAGACTTTCTTGCCTCGCTGTTCACCGCTACCACGGGCATTACCTGTGGATGCAGATTTAACAGCTTGCTTGCGTTGCTGTTTCTCATTGGCGGCAGTTTGAGTGACAACCTGTTGACGTTCCTTCCATAGGGAAAATAACTCGTCAGCGGCATCATAATCATACTGTTGGTCTGCCTGTACAAAAAGCTGTTGTCTAATCTTAGAACCCTTAATCCATTCAGCAAACTTCTCATCCTGCAAAATTCCCTGCATCTCAGGGTGTTTGGTTTGCAGTTTGTTCATTGCTGTAGATTGACGATATTGGTTGCTGATTTGTTCAGCTTCCTTTATCTTAGGGTGATTATTAATCGCTCTTTCGACTGCCTTGTCGGGGTCTGAGAAAAAGTCTACTTCTTCGTCAGCATTTGTTGCTTGTGTTTCTTGGGTTGAGAGTTGTGTCTGGATGTAGTCATCTACAACCTTCCGCAAGTCACCTACTTCAGAACTTTGTTTACCTAAGAGTTTTTCAGCCTCTTGGTGCATCCTTACTATCTCGGCTGTTGACTTCCCTTGATACTTCTCAGGTATGTCTGATTCAGGTTGTTCAAGAGTTTCCTCTGGTTGAGGGTCTTGTGCTACTTGGTTATTGATGTCATTCTCTTCTACGTCTTCCGTGGGACGCTCTTCTAATAGTCTTGCCATTATTAAACTCCGTGATTCATATCATTATGGAGGTGTATTAAGTGTAAGGGTTCTATGGTCAAGAGTTGTCCTTACGTTATAATGCTACGCCTTTGTTGCCTTCATGTGTGACTCTCTCTTCTTAACCCACTTCCGTGTTTCCTTCCAAGAGTCTCCACCGTTGATTGTAACAGGTGTAACTATTTTTCTAGCTATCAACGAACAATCTGGACATTGTACTTCGGTTGTCTCTGAATCTACAAACTTTTCATTGACGTGTCCGTTGTCGCATTTGAAGTCAAACATAAACCTCATTAGTCTATTTCTACTTCTTCTTCATCTTGCTCTTGTTTAGCTGTTTCTATCTGTGCTTCTAGGTTCAGCATATTAGCCATGACTACAAGTTGTCCCTTACGAAAGTAAAGGTCTTTGTCATCTTGACAGGCTTCTACTGAATTGACGTTCTCAGCACTTCCCTTCATGTCCTGCATTAAGTTCTTCCATCCGTCTGAACGGAACATCTCTTCAAAGGAACGATAGTACTTCTCTAGTTCTACATCAGTCATTTACTGTTTCTCCTTAATGGACAGTCTTTATTGTTAATTTATATAATATACTTAAGTATACTATAGGAATATTATACCATATTTGGTAACAAAAGTCAAGAACTATTTTCTATGTCTTGCTGTTTTCTTTGCAATCTTCTTAGGTTGTTTACTTACTTGTTTACCTGCTTTGGTGTCAGCACGTTTCTTCCGTGTCGTAGCGGCATATTCCTTCTTGGTCAAAGCCTGACGAGCCTTCTTGGGCAGATAGCGTTCACCTGTAGCTTTCTTACCCTGTGTGCTAGGCTTGCCAGACTTAGTACCCCACTCTTCCTTAGTCCACTTCTTCAGGCTTTTCTGTGACTTCTTTAGCGGCATTACCTGTACCCTCCACCCTTAGCTTTGTACTCTTTAGCGAGCATCTGTGCCTTCCTAGCAGACCACTGTCCTGCCTTACCACCCTTAGTACCTGCTTTAATCTTATTAAACAAGTTCTTACGCATGGTAGGCTTAGTGTAGTTACCCGCCTTATTTACTGTGGATTTCTTTTTAACAGGCATAATTACTTGCCTTTTTTCATTGGCTTCTTTTTAGGTTTAACTGCTGTCTTCTTCTTAGGTGGTCTTCCGACTTTACTACCGTATGTACCTTTACCGTATGGCATGACTATCTCCTCTTTACCATTTAGATTTATTTGCCCAGTAAGCCGCAGACATTTTACCTTTGGCTATATTCTTGGCGTGTCTTGCTTTAAAAGATTTACGTCTTGCTTTCTCAGATGCAGTCTTAGGATTCTTACCCGCACCTGAAACTCCCTGTTGACCATAGCGTATAGTCTTAACCTTGTCACCTTCCTTAGCTACTACTACGTGAGACTTAGTAGGGTGCTTTGGTGTACGCTTTGG